GCTTTACACTGTTTATCCATATTAGTAAGCAAATATCTAATATGGCAGCCAACTGTTTGGCCCTGATTAGCAACAAATATTGTGCTAGGTTAAGGCCGCCCATGCCCGACATTATTCTTAATACATTGTAGTTGGTAGCGTAAACTCTTACCTTTGCGGTGTTTGTTCCTTCTACGGTAGCATTTGAAAGCACCAATTGAAGTGTGGCGTTATCAATTCTGGAGAAGTTGCAAGTACCACTTGGTTGATGCTCCTCTGGACGAACAGCAAAGGAGTATACGTTAATACCTTCATCAGGATTACGAGTATGTGCCTGGTAAGGTTGAACCAACGAGAAGTATGTTCCTTCACGTTCTGAGAAGCGGTCCTGTCCGTTAAGTTGTAATTTAGCAGTAACAACTGGATTTTGTCCCCAACAATGCATGTCGATAGAGGTTTCAGTAAGAACGAAAGTTCCGGCATCAGAAACAGATGATTCAATACCGAAAGTGGATGTTGAACCCAACTGTCCGTCAAAGTTTGGTTGAGTATAAGGACCGCTTAATCCATTCCAATATCCGGAATAATTTGGTAGGGCATCAATTGCTCCTGCGTCATGGAATAATCCGTTTTGGTCGATGAATGATGTGCTTGATTCGGCAACAGATTGAGGACCACCAAAAGCGTGAATTGCGTTTGGAAGGGCATCAATAGCATCGGTATAATTGAATGGCTGAGCACCAAGAACTTTAAAAAGAGTGGCGTCACATGTTAATGATGAACAGTAATCAACGTTTTGGTCTGGTTGAACTACCCAAATAAGTTCCTTCACAGGGTGATTAAAGTTAAGTTTAATTTTGTTGGATGAACTACCAACGGATTCATCACCTGTGAATTGAAGTTGTGTAATAAGGTATTCATGAGGGTTCTGTGCCATTCTTCTGCGTTCATCGGTATCTAAAAATACGTAATCAACATAAAGAGATGCGGCAACAAGGGATTGATTGTATGCGATAGATGCTGGAACAGAAGCTCCACTAGACAACTGATTGGATGAAGAGTTTCCAATACCAGTATTACAACTTAGAGTAGTAACAGCCCATAAGCATTCATCAATAGGACGGATATCAAGATTAATCTTAACTTCGTGGTATTGAAGGGCAATTAAAGGTAAGGCAAGACCTGGGTTAGAACAAAACCAAAATTGAAGGGGAACATATAATGTGGTTTCTGGAAGTGCGTTACGAGGAGCACATACCTGACGAGGTGCCGTTGAGTCACAAGGACCATCAACTGCAGCAAAAGATGGGTCGGTGATAAATGTAAGTTGTGTGGTGTTTCCAATCATTTTAAAATATCCTCTTTGTTGTTCGGAAGTCATAGTAAGCTGATTCCAGATATGCATCCAATCACCATATTGTCGGTCAATGCGTTGACCTCCAATTTCAACCTCAACTTGTGCGACAAGTTGTTCTCCTGGGAAGTCTAACCAACGGGCATAAACACCGTGATTAGTTGCTAATGCGTTATAACTGGTATTTCCCATACTTTGGTTAATTTCTGGAAGGGTTACCTGAAGATAGGTGCGGTAAGCAAGATCACCGTTTCGACTGATAACACACTGAACTCTTCGACCAAAATCGGCTTGTCCGTTAAATGTTTGTTCGATGGATTCAATTGCGAAGTTGGTGTATCGTCTATAGGTTACTTTCCAAAAAGTAATCTGAGGATTTCCAGTAAGGTATACGTCTTGTGCGCCATAAGCGACTAATTGCATTAATCCACCACCCATTTTATAATATTGCTAAAGAAAAAAAAACTAAATATTTAATTTAATTAATTAATTAATTAATTAAATGTTTGAATGTTTAAACTCATAAATATGGGTATTTACAATTTGACACGATATATGTAGGGGTCTATATTTTATTTTAAATTCATATTATATTTAATAAAATCTATTAAATAAGAATCTACAAATACTTCTTTTTTTCCTTCATGATTCTTGGAAAAAATATAAGAATCGTTTTTTTTGTGTACAGACCAACCATTATCCAGAGCATTATACAAGAGAACCATTTTATGCATTTGTATTTTATCAAATTTATTATGCTTTTTATTTTCTAAATTAACATTTAATTCCATTTTATAAAAATAAAGAAAACATAAAATATGTTTTAACTTGTTAAAATATATTCACACAAATAAAGTTTAAAAAAAAAGGTATAATTAATTTAATGCCAAGTTTTAAACCAAAAACAACAAAAAAAATAAAGTTCAATAATAAGGATTCAATAACATTAGATGGAAAGCATAAAGAGATATTGACTGAATTTTGTAAAGACGATAATGATAAAATTCCTAATTTAAAAAATGAAAAAAAAGAATTATTAAATAGTTTGAAGAAAACTGAAAATATAGAGCAAATCCTTGATATTAAAGATAAGATACTTGAAATTACCCAAACAATTAAGGACCTTAAAAATAAAAAAAAGGATTATTATTTGGACAATTCAAAGTATATATTTGATTATTTTGAGGATAAAAAAAATATTTCTGAAATTCAACCAAATATAAAGATAAACACAAAAAATAAAATTTTGGATGATTTTTTTAAAATAAAAGGCACTGATGAAACTACTAAACCTGAGATAAATAGTTTTAATGATAATAATATTGTGAATAAATATTTGAGAAATATAGATGATAGTTTTTTAGATATTAATTCGTTTATTTATCAAACAGATATATGTAAATATTGTTATAAAGGCGAATTAATCCCTATGGAAGATGAAGGGGTGTTGATTTGTAATTGTTGTTCAAGAAATATTCCTTATTTAATCGAAAATGAGAAACCATCTTATAAAGAACCTCCTAAAGAGGTTTGTTTTTATGCGTATAAAAGAATAAATCATTTTAAGGAGATTCTTGCCCAATTTCAAGGAAAAGAAACAACTCAAATATCACCAGAAATAATTGAAAATATAAAATTACAAATAAAAAAGGAAAGAATTGATATATCTCAGATTAATAATAATAAAACTAAAGAAATATTAAAAAAATTGGGTTATAACAAATTTTATGAACACATCCCATTTATAAAAAATAAATTAGGAATTAAACCTCCAGTTATGTCTCCCGAATTAGAAGAAACGCTATGTAATTTGTTTATAGAATTACAGTCTCCATACTCTAAATTTTGTCCGAGTGATAGAGTCAATTTTTTGAATTACTACTATACAGCATATAAATTATGTGAACTTCTTAATGAAACACAATATTTACAATATTATCCTATGTTAAAAGATAAAGAAAAAAGAATAGAACAAGATACCATTTGGAAACAAATATGTAAAGAATTAAATTGGGAATTTATACCAACTATATAATAATGTAAAATATATCGCATTATTATATTATTTAGAGAAACGTGTATTTAAAACCTTCCTCCTGGAAAATGGACTAAGTTTGCGCCAATTCCAAAACCAGCACCGGTGTTAGCAGCAGAGGACATTGAAGGTAGGAAAGTATCTAAAATAGAAAAGGTTGCTGCCGATGTTAATGCGAGTAACCCGATCTCCTGAATATCCAAGGAACGTTTTGGGATAGCATAAGCAACAATCGCAATCATTAAACCCTGGACCAAATATTTAATCATTCGTTTAACTAATTCACCAATATTAACTAATCCGTTCATTATATAAATTAAAAAGAAAAAAATATATATTAAATATTAAAAAACTTAAATAGTTAATAATAATTAATAAAATGTCTTACAAGGAGAAAACTGCTAAAACAACTTTTGAAAGAAAACTAAAGGGAGGAAAATCTAATCCTAAATATGTGGATGTGCTAGATGAAGATAAACCAATTGCTTGTCAAAAATTTGTATGTGTTTCGTTTATTTCTCCAGATAAGATTCTTAAACAAAAAGAAATTTTTTTATTTGAGGAATTCCTAAAGAAATGGGATTTCAACAAATCGATGGAAAAATTCGTCCAATTTCTTAATTTCGTTTCATTTAAATATAAGCTTACCTTTGAGGATTTGACGACTGATTTTAAAGAGTTTGTTAATGAAGAAAGGTCTAATCTTATGATTTATAAAATAGAAGATGATTATAAAACATTTTTAGATAATAATGAGGAAGAATTAGAAAAATTATTTGGTGTTAAACATAACTTCCAAACTAGCACCAGAGGGTTAAAAATACGTGGAGTGTATCCATCTATTGAGGAAGCAGAATTAAGGTGTAAAATGTTAAGGGAGGTAGACCCAAACCACGACGTGTTTGTCGGTCCGGTTGGTTTATGGATGCCTTGGGACCCTGAATCATATAAAACGGGAAGGGTCGAATATATGGAAGAAGAATTAAATCAATTAATGCATGAAAAAAACAAAAATGAAACTAACGCAAAGAACACATTCGACCAAAGATTAAAGGATACAAAACAAAAGGCAATTGAAGAAAATATAAAAAATGCCGAAAAATCTGGAAATAAGTTAACCCAAACTATTGATGATACCGGAAATTTAATTGGTGTGAATAATATTAACACTCAAGAAAATAAACTTAAGGAACAAGATGTTATATTGACATCCGATATAACAAATGAATTATTTGAAGGGGATAATATTATTACCGGTAAAAAATAATAATGATAAATAACGTAAATTAATAATATTTGTTTTAATATATAATGAATACTAAAACAAATAGAAAAACCAAAAAAAATAAAACAAAAAAATATAGAACCGAAGACCAGGTGAATTCTATTATTAATTTAAGTGAAAAGGAGAAAAATATTTTATGTAAAAGCAACACATTACAATTTAGTCATTTTGAATCTATCTCTTTAAATAATACAGATTATAATAATAAATTGATAAATTTTATTATTAAAGATCAAGAAAAGAATGTTCTAAATTTACAGAAAAATAATTATTATAAATACATAAATAATTATTGGATTCATGAAATAAAAGAGACCTATATGTATGAATATAATATTTCTGATTATAATTCGGTTCAACTCCAAATTATTGATAAACAAATATCCGAAATGTTTAACGACTTTATTAATGATAACACTCAAGAACCAAAAATTAAAAAGAATGTCTTAAATTTTTGGAACTCTGCGAAGAACTTAAATTCTGATATAAGCATAAAAGAACACGCCAATTATTATATGAATTTTATAGATGAAATGACGAATGACACATTACGTAATAATTTGTGGAAACTTTTAGCATTTTTTAGTAAAAATTTAATTATAGCAAACCAAAGTTTTCCTTTTATATGTGAATGTAAACCCGACGTATTTAAACCAATTACATATTCCGTATATATTTCTCCAATTAAATTTCATCTTAATAAAATTGTGCATGATGATAGTTTTAAAGCTGACCCAAAATTTAAAGAATTATATTTAACTAAGTATTATAAATATGTTGAAGATTTATATGTATTTTTTTTAGGTCCAAACCACGGGTTTAACCCACTTGATACCCGTAAATGTTTTCAAAAAATATGGAAGTGTTTTAATAATACATATTTAACAGAAAATTATGAAATTATTACTAATAATGATGAAACCTTAACAGATTATAATTTTAATTATAACGAATATTTAACTGAATTCGGATATACTAGTGATAATATGCCAAAAGAAATAATTTGTTCAAATTTAATTTATTTAAAAAATGTTTGCAAATTATTAAGCAACGAATGGAATACAAAAGAATGGAGAGGTTGTTGGTATTATATAGTATTTAAATCACTTGCTAGGTTTAATAATAAAAGTAAAAAAATTCAGGATGGTTTTGCGAGAACATTTAATACAGGAGTTCAATTATATAGACCTCCAGAAATTCGTGCGGATTCTCACTGTTTAATGGTGTTCAATAAATTATTTACAAATTTATATATATCTAAATATAATAATTATGACGCTATTAAATTTATGACGAATCTATCAAATGATCTAAAAAAGGTATATGTAAATATGGTAAGAACAAGCAATTTTTTTACACCTCACGCAAAAAAAAACTCAATACTATGTGCAGAACATTTAAAAATCATAATAGGAAGACCACTAACAATTGTAGATGATTTTGATATAGATTATACAAATAATGACATATGGAAAAACTTTAACGATTATTTTAATTATAGACATAAATTGATGTTGTCTCTCACAAATAAATATATTTTAAATTTACCGGATATTAATTGGTATGTATATCCATTCGAATTTTCAGGTTCTCAAATTTTTAATTTAAAAATTTCTTTTTCACACCTAACAAATACATTATATGTACCTTTAGCATGTTTACAACCTCCATTATTGGACTTAAACGGACAAAGTTTGGAATATAATTTAGGAAATATAGGATTTTTACTCGTTAGTTATATGATACGGGCAGTTACATTTGAAGGGTCTAAATATGATTATAATGGTGTTTATGGAAACATGTGGTCTAAAGCAGATACTTACAAATATAATTTATATAGTTCCGATTTAATAAAACAATACTTAAGGTTTAACACAGCTAATTATAATATAAAATTGTCAACAACTTTATCAAATAATATAGTAGCATATATTAATAGTTTTATTATTTGTGAACAATACTTAAAAGAGTTTCACGAAAAACAAAACCTAGAATATGTTTTAATTAAATTAAAAATCAAACATTTATATACATATATCGCATATTTATTAAGACAAAAAATATGGACATATACGGTTAATGACAAACTGGTCGGTATTCCGTATATTATTAATGAATCTATTGTTAATTTAATGATATCAAGAAGTAATTATTTTAAGGAAATGTATAATATTCATAAAAATGATCATATGTTCAATAAAACTACAAAATCACTTCAGTTTTTATAAATATTATATATATAATGATAAAAAAAAATAAAACTAGAAAAATAAGTCAAAACGATAAAGATTTAATTTGCGGAACTAATGTTATTCTTTATAAAAGTTTTCAAAAACAATATACATATAAAGAATTATTAAATTTTAATAATTCAACCAATAAATATTATGAGAATTTTAATTCTTATTTAAAAGAACCTACACCTAAACCATGTGATAATTTTTATCAGTATGTGAACGCATATTGGAACAAACATCACAATATGACATTAAACACCTATAATACATTTGATAAAATACAAGAAAAGGTATATGATGAAATTTTTGAAATATATAAGGAACTTGTTGAAACCAGTTCTACCTCAAAAGAAATAGTAAATATGAAAGAATTTTACGATTCGGCAAATGCGTTAATGACTCCAGAAAGCAGTATGATTAACATTAATAATTATATAGATAATATTGTTGAGTTAATTAATGACCCATTAAAAAATAATTTGTGGAGAATATTAGCCATGACGTGTAAAAATAAAATAGTTTCTTCAAGCGGGTCCCCTTTATTTTTTGATATTAAACCAGATGAAAAGAATACGAATACTTATAGTATTTACTTCGAACCCATTAAACACCTTTTTCCTATTGATTTTTTTCTAGATATTAATAACCGTGAGTTAAATAATAGCGTGAGTGATTATGTAAATTATTTGAATACTTTAATAAAAACAATATTTGGAGATAATAATAAATTAGGATTAAATGGAAAAGATTATATTGATGTTTTAAGAGAGATTTCGTTGTGTTTTTATGAAAATGAAGGCGATACTAATGATAATACGTTAACGTATTATAAACTTAATACAAAAACAACGGCTACATATACTTTTAATTTTGCCGAATTTTTAAAAGAAATAGGTTTTAATACAATTCCTACTACGTGTATTACTATAAATTTAAATTATTTTAAAAATGTTACAGCTTTAATGTTAAAAAAATGGAATACTGACAAATGGAGAAATTATTGGATTCTTATATATGTTGAACAGGTCGCAAGATTTACAAATAAGTGGCATACATCTGGCGAACATCTTTTTTCAAAATTTATAAGAGGAAATATATCAGAATATGCGGATAGAGTTAGAGCAGTCAAACTAATGTTAATACCATTTAATAACTTATTATCACGGTCATATGTTGCTAAATATAAGAATGATTATGCTATTAATTATATCAAATTCTTAATTAATGATTTAAAAATCGTGTTATATAAAAATATCAAAAAAAATAAATGGATGGATGCAAAAACAATAAATTATGCTTTATTAAAAATTCAAAATATTAAGGTTATTGTCGGCGAGTCGTCATATGTAATTGATGACCCAGATATAAATTTTATAAGTAATGATATATGGGGAAATTTAATAAGAATAATGGATTGGAAAATAAACGAACTCATTAATTTAATAAATAAACCGGTGTCATTATTACCTACGGTTGATTGGACACAAAGACCATTCGTGTTTATTGAATCGCAATCATTTATTGTAAACGCAAGATATAACCGTTCTACAAATTCAATTTATGTACCATTAGCATTTATTCAAAAACCATTTATAGATTTAGAAGAAAGTGGAATAGCGTATAATATATCAAATATGGGATATATTTTAGCTCACGAGTTATTACATTCATTAGATATTACGGGTTCAAAATATGACTTAACCGGGAATTTAAAAGATTGGTGGTCAAATAATGATAAAAAACATTATTTAAAAATTCAAGAAAATATCAAAGAACAATATATACTTGCTTACAAAAAAGATAATTTTGAAGTTAATTTAACAGATATAAGTATTTCCGAAAATTTCGCCGATGTAAACAGCATATATTTATGTGTTGAATATTTAAAGGATTATCAAGTAAAATTTGATGTTCCATTAAAATTAGCAAAACTTATATTAGAAGATTTTTATATATTTTACGCTAATAATATGAAAGAAAAAATTCTGAATAAACACGTGAGTTATCGAATTTTATACAATCCACACGCATTAAATCAATATAGAGTTAATATTCCGTTATCAAGATTAGATACATTTCGCGCGATGTATGATGTAAAAAAAGGAGACGGAATGTATTGGAACAATAAGTATCCTTTCTTTTAGAGCAACGCGTATCCTTTTTTAGAGCAACGCGTATTTTACCATTTTGATGTTTTTTTTACACTTATTTTCTGTCCCGCACCTCGTTTTTTCGAACTGTCTGGGTCATATTTTTCGTCTTCATCATCAGAGTTTATACCCTTTGATAATTCCCAAAACTCTTTGGACCCAAGTTTAAAATCGTTATGACTATCTGCTTTATACCAAAAAACTTGATCTTGTAATTTATTAGATTTAACATTATTATTTATAACGAGACATTCGTAATTTTCAGTACATTGGTCCATTACTTGACAGAAGGATTCGAAGGTTGGAAACATTCCCGCATAATTTTCGTAAATTCGTTTTCTATTTGCTATATAAGGTTCTCTTAAGATAAATACATAATCAATGTTTGTTCGAAGCGTTGGAGGGACACCAAGAGGATACTGCATAGTAATTATTAACATTAGTTTCCAATGACGACCATTAAGAAATAATAATCTCATCATTTTATCGCGTGTCCATGCGTTATCATATAAACAATCGTCCAAAATAACAAACGTTCTGGGGTCAATATTACTTTTTCTATAAGTTTCGACTTCTTTTTTGATTTGTTTTAAAACTGAACGTTGACGTTTTAATATGTTTTCAATAATAGCAGTATTATATTCATTATGAATAAATAATCTAGGCACCATTTTCCCGTAAAATCCGTTTCCTTCTTCTGTCCCTGAAATCACGGTTCCTATTGGGATGTCTTGATGGTAATACAATAAATCTCTAACTAAAAAACTTTTACCTGTATCTCTTCTTCCAATTAAAACAATTACTGGTCCTTTTGATTCATTCGGTTTAAAGGATATACTTTTCATATCAAATTTTTTAAGTTCTAATGACATAATATATATTTTATTTTTTTATTGTAAAATAATACGCATTATTATATTAAAGTATTATAAGTTAAAAAAATAGATTATTTATATATTATTTAATCTATTATAATGTTTACGATAAATTATCAAAAAAGAAAAAACAAGGAACTTTTAGAAACTTTAGAACAAAAAGATATGTTGTTTCTTTCTAAAACCCAAAATTATATTCCAATCTATACACGGTTTTTTAGTTTAAACGAAACTAATTATTTAAACGTTAATTTAAATCATCCTTGGTATTTATTAAATGTTAAAGAAAATATACCAGATAACGAATATTTATATTCCTGTGCTATAAAGAACACGTTTACAAATAAAATAAAAACAGATACACTCGTGTTTTTTAAACTTGCTCCTTTGTTAGACCCATATAAATATTTAATTGGTAAGTATAACTCCCCCGAAACAGAATTATTTAATTTACCAAATTTACAATCTACCATTAAAACAGTAAATCCGAAATTTTTAGATGTGAACAATTCGGCATATGTCGACAGTTTTTTTGTATTTTTATCTTGTATATTGAAAAATTCGTATTTTTTTTTACACGGTATTGATTATTACGGTTCTTTTTTATCAATTAAAAATAATTATAAAATAAATGTAACGGATGATATTGATTTTTTGAGTGAGTCTGATTATTTTATTAAACAACAAAACATACTATTTAATATAAATAATCCCGATTATTTGTTACCAAATAAAAAAATACCAATAATGATAGATTACACATCTAGTTTAAAATCAACCTTTTCGATAAAATCAATAGATGACGAATTATTTGAAAATGTTTTTGAAAAAACGCATATCGATTTAGATGATGTGAAATCATATACGTTAGATTTATGCGACATAACAAATTCTAAATTAATTACTGAAAAGGATAAAACAACCACTTTAAAAACAAGTTCGACGTTTTCATCTAGGAGTTCTCATACTTCTAGCACAATTAGCGAAGAACCTCAATTAAACGAATTAGATACAGAACCTCAACCTGTTGACAACGAACCCCACGAAAATATGTGTAAAGAAGACGATGACGCAGAATCAACCACAGATAATACGTATAGTAGTGAATCATCTGGCGAAGATGTTGAAGTTACTATTTATAAATTCCCTGTTTTGGTCATTTGTATGGAACAAATTGAAAATACATTTGATGATTACATTTTAAACAACGAATTAAGCGAAGAGGAATGGTTTGCGTATTTGATGCAAATTATAATGATTTTAATTACTTACCAAAAAGTGTTTTCGTTAACACACAATGATTTACACACAAATAATGTTATGTATAATAATACGACAATAAAATATTTATATTATTGCTATAATAAAAAATACTATAAGGTTCCAACCTTTGGAAAGATATTTAAAATTATAGATTTTGGTAGAAGTATTTATAAATTTAATAATAAAATATTTTGTAGTGATAGTTTCAATACTAATGGGGACGCGTCAACCCAATATAATACCGAACCATATTTTAACGAAAATAAACCAAGATTAGAACCAAATTTTAGTTTTGATTTGTGTCGACTCGCGTGCTCTATATTTGATTATGTAGTAGATGACATTTATGAAATTAAAGATTTAACAAAATGCGACCCTATAGTTAAATTAATTGTGGAGTGGTGTTTAGATGATAGGGGTGTAAATCTACTTTATAAAAACAATGGAATGGAACGGTATCCTGATTTTAAATTATATAAAATGATCGCAAGACACGTTCATAATCATACTCCGCAAGCACAACTTGAAAGAAAAGAATTTAGTTCATTTAGTATCACTCATAAAAAAATACCTAAAAATGAAACTATTTTTAATATTGATACGTTGCCTATTTTAATTTAAGTTACGTTTATATATTAAATATAAAATAATATAAATAAATATAGGTATTTTGTTTATGAATATTCCAATAATAATTATTTGTTATAATAATTATAAGTATGTTAAAAACACTTTATCACAAATTTTTAAAATAAATGAAAACTATTATAAAAATATTTCTATTTTAAATAACAATAGCACATGTTTAAATACAATAAAATTTTTAGCAGAGGTTGATGTTACAGTTATAAATAATTCGAGTAATGCTGGTCCTTGGATTACAAATTACAATAATACACACATATATGATATGTTACCTGATAAATTTATAGTAACGGACCCAGATTTAAAAATGAACGAAAATATTCCGCATAATTTTATTGAAATACTATCAACCTTATCAGATAAATATAAAACAAGTAAAATTGGGGTTGCTTTAGATATATCTGATTTTGAAAAAATGTATCAATCTGATAATTACGCGGATAATAAATCAATATATGATTGGGAAAAACAATTTTGGGAAAATAAAATATGTGATGATAATTATGAATTATATAAAAGTCTTATAGATACTACATTTTGTTTAATCAATAAGAAATATCATGACCATATTATAAGAGTTGCTGGAAATTTTACAGCAAAACATATTCCTTGGTATATCGAGAATGAAATATATAATAAATATGAAACATATATACAATATACTATTAATACAACCAACACTTCAACTATAACAAGAACACTAATACCATATTTCGAAAATAATTATTTAAAAATTTATAAAAACGATGAAGTATTTTTAATTGAAAATAATGAAAGTAATCAAAATTTATCATTCTGGAGGGATATTTATTATCAATGGGAAAAAGAGACATTTGAAATATTTGATAGATATTTATCAAAAGATAAGATTTTTATTGATATTGGCGGATGGATTGGAACAACCGCAATGTATGGTTCAAGAAAATCAAAGCATGTATATTCAATTGAAGCAGATAATCATGCGTTTAATGATATGATGTTTAATTTAAACACAAATTGTCATGCTAATTACACATTAATTAATAAAGCTATCTTCAATATTGATAATATTGAAGTGAAGTTTGGTAAAAATAAACATTTAGAAAATTCAAAAATGAATGATTCTACATCACACATTTACACTAATGATATAATTTCAGATGACTATTATTTAACAGAAACAATTACAATAGAAAATATAATACAAAAATATCAAATTAATGTTTCTGAAATTTCACTGATTAAAGTAGACATTGAAGGCGGGGAAGAATATATATTAGATGATTTGATTAATATACACAAAAAATATAATATAAAATTATATGTTAGATTTCATTATACTTGGTGGACAGATAAAAATTTAGATCGCTTTACTTTTTTATCAGAAAATATTAAACATAGAATAATATCATACCCGTTTATTTCTATACTTTTTTAAGTTTATAATTGTGTAAATCATAACTACTAGAGGTATCTCCCGTTATTTTTAAATAAATAATTACAGCATAAATGATATAAAAAGTAGGCTATATACTACTATAATAATGCGTGATTTACCATTTGAAATAATAAATATAATCTTAAGTTTTAGAGAAAAACATTTTTTATCAAATATAATTAATAATTTGATAAAAAATTTTTATGAGAAAGATTTCGACCCGAATTATGCGGAATATTGGTTTGACAATTATTGTTACCATTATTCTTTTAGTCAATGGTATTTTTATGTCATAAGAAAAAGGTGTGTTCATCATTCTATTTTTTATGAGTTGACTCCAAAAATATTAAATATCGGTAATGAAGAAATCATCGGATAGAATAATTAAAATTCTGGATTATCAGTAAACACGACTGGAGCACGCATACTATCAGTTAAATTCATTACCGGCATTAATTGGTCAATTAAAAAATTTCCAACAATAACCGCAAAATATACTAATAATGTGTCGCGTATTAATAACTTTAAAGGTTTGCTTTCTTTTTCCACAAATCTCATTTCAATAAACTTTGAAATAAAAAATACGATGGAAATTATTGTAGCAAATACAAAAATATTATTCATTTTAAAATGAAATCTCATAATCTTATTTTGTATTTTACGAATTGACTAAATTATTCTAATAATTCAACGTCATCAATTAATAAATCGGGTAAATTGGTTTCTGGTTCATCTATATTATTAATGTCAAAACAGTCTAGATTTATATCTTGGTCCGAAATCTTAAGTTTAATAACATCATCGTCCTCATCATCGCTTTCTAATTGTCGTTGTTTATTTCTATACTCGCTTAATTCTTCTAGTCGTTCAATTGTTTTTGGTGCGTTTACGTTACTATCGTTATTATTTAAGTCTCGCGTATAATCTGTATCATTAAATGTTAGTTTAGTATGTTGAGGTGTTTCAACAATTGGTTCACATGTTGGTTCGCTAGTTGATTGTAAATTGCTAGATACATTATTTTCGGGAGGTTCTTCTTCAATTACCTGTTCTTTGATTTCTTCAATTACTTCTTCTTCTATTGTTTCATCCATATATGCTTTTAAAATAGATTCAACTGGAATACTGTCTCTTATAGTATTTAAAATACATTCTTGAACTATTATTTCCATTTCTCTATTATATTTTTGAGTTTGTAAAGGTGAGATATTTATTTCAAATAAATATACGTTTTTATAAATTTTCCTTGCCACATTAATATATATTTTATGAATAAATTCTTCAAGTTTGGGAATAGTAATATCAATCTTTTTTTGTTTATTTCCAGCGCGCATACTAGTTAAAATTTTAAGTTGAATAATATGTACGCAAGTTACTAAATCTTCTAAATAATTACAACCGCTTTTTTCACAAATTCTTTTTTTTTCTTGTTCAATAATTGAAGGGTTCCATTTTGGAACTCTAGATATAAAATTTTGAAATGTCATCAAATACTTATTTAGTTCGTTATTCTCTTTACATAATTTGTAGGATTCGTCGAAAATAGATTTATAACCCTCAATAATAAAAGGGGTTAGAATAGTAATTAACCTGGCACACCATTCGTTTTTAGATTCGTGAAGTGAACTTATGTTAAAATCATCCATAATATTATTGTATTTTAATTTTATTTGGTTTTAACTAACAATAAATTACATAAATGAAATATTTTCCAAATTGTAATTTTTTTCTAAAAATAGGAAGGTTAAAATAAATATCATTAATACCTTTTCATTTCTAAATTCCTTTCTTACTTTATTATACGCTATTAATAATTCATATCGCTTACAAGCAGGTATGCTTAAGAACTTGGGATTTTCAACTAAATTAATAATATCCAAACCATTATAACCTTTTTCGTATAATTTTGTAGACAACTCAATTATATTTATTCCGGTTATTATTCCTTCCTCTGTTTTTAATAATTCTTTTTTTAAAGATTCAATTCTTAAATTGTGTATGCTCTTTGTCTGATATGTTTCATTTAAATTATACTTATATAAATTAATGGTTGTTCCATTATAAACAGGTTCGTGTACGTATATTTCACAAAATCTCGAAAGTATCGGTTTTAATAATTTATATTTATCTTCAACAATTATAAAAAACCTCGTGTTATGACTAAATAACTCAATACATCTTCGTAATGCGGATTGTGCGTCCATAGTTAATTTATCTGCGTTTAACAAAATAATACTTTTAAATGTAAAACCTCCGTTTGAATTAATATGTGTTTTCGCAAAAAATTTAAGTTCTTCTCTTATAAATTTAATTCCTTTACCGTGCGCGCAATTTACATACATCACAAAAGATTTGATTTTATCTTTATTATTATCATATATGCTTTTAACAAAATTATGAACGATTGTTCTTTTTCCACATCCGGATGGTCCGTGAAATATAATGTTTGGTATTTTATGTATGGTTCGAAAGTATTCCAACTTTTCTGTTATAGAATTATGAATATTAATCATTGATTTATTAATATTAAAATAATGTTTTTATATTTTAATATTTACGATTATAATAATTATACGGAGTCAGTTAGTGAATGTGTATACGGATTATTTTTAAATGCTTGTAATAGGTCCCCTTGTATTCTGTCACATCCAATTTTATTCTGGTCATAACTTTGAGGAGTTTTAATACTTCCGTAATTTTCTTTTGTTGGTGGTTGTTTTATTACGGATGATGGTGTAAATAAACGATTATTATACCTATCTGAATCTTGTCTTGCTATGGAAACGTTCATTGATTGATTAAATACCTGTGTTCCTCCTTGGTTAGGTCTGTTATCAATAGTTTGCGATTTAATATCATTATTATGTTGGTTGTATGCGGCAGAATAAACCATTGGACCATTTTGGGTAGATAACCCACCGATGTTTCCAATAGTTTCGCAATTAGTCGTGTCTCTTTGGGTTAATTCTGTTGGTAAATAATTATTTACGTAGATACTTTCTTTTTGATTATTTATATAAAAATTTGGAGAATATAAGGTTGTTTCTTTTACAGTAGTATTTGTTATATCATTATTATTAATTACATAACTTTTCGAAACATTAGAGGACGCTTCTCCATAAACTCTACAACTATTAACGGTTTCTTCTTTTCTTGATGGTTTTAATATGTCCATTAATGGAGCAATCGCCGCACCAATTGCGCCTCCAAATCCGCTTCTTAATGTTTCAGGTTGATTCATGGTTGAACGATGATTTTTATAATTTGTATGACTTTTATGTAAGTTTTCAATGTCATTAATAGGACCTTTACCTTTTGCGGAACAATGGGGAATATCTTTGGATTTTAATACATGTCTTTTTGACATTTCATATTCTGTGGGCGCAACTCCTGCTTGGGCTTCTATACTTCCGGCAGGTCCCTTATAATTTGATAAATTATTATTTCTTTTTACAGCACCCATCTCTTGTATTGGTCTTAATGTTTCGCCTTTTTCAGCTCCGGTTGTTGTAAGCCATCTATCTTGAGTATTAAAGAAAAAAGTGTCTGGTTTTTGTTTTTCAACTCTACCAATTATTCCTAAATTTTTAATTTGAGAATTGGCAGGACCTTCTAAATTATTAAGGGTATATTCTAATTTAGGATTGGTGTTTACACGTAACTCGTCAACTGTTTTAGGTAACCATAAATCTCTTGCTTCCATTCCAGAATTAAATCCATTACTTCCGGCAGTAGAATAACCTTGATTTAATCCAGGACCTACATTTATAGTTTCAAAAGGTTTAACATTATTTGATATCATACCTGGATTTACACGTGATTGATAAAAATCACTATTGTTTGGTGCTCCATAAGGATATTGAACGTTATCCTCTGGTTTAAACAACGGCGCCTGTTCTACTTTTTTTATGGTTTGAGAACCATTACCAACCATATTATCTAAAATAGTTTCAGCAAATTCATTCGTATAGGTATATCCTTGAATCTTACCTTTAACAAAAGGAACCATATTATTGTGTTTAAATTGTTCACTATCTAAATAATTTCCCGTTAATGAAAATATTTGTTGAGGTTCATTTCCGACTTTTTTACCATTATTAACTTGTTTTTCAAAAAAGTTTTGGTTAAAATATTTATCTGTTGCTGTATTTGGATTTGGGTATTCCTCAACGGTATTAATTAGTTCTTTTGAATTAGTTACAGGGAAATTTTGAGAAGGTGTATTTGTATTAGGCAAGTAATTTCGAGGAGCACCCATATTTGTAAAATTTTCTTGTGTCATTTTTTTAATTGTTTTCTTGTTATTTTCATCATAAGATTGACTGTTTGATATTACATAAAGACCTCCTAAAGCCAATATTGGTAATGCTATTTCCATAATATATATAATGTATTATATTTTTTCAATTATATGTCGACAATTTTTAACTATAAATACACGGATTCTTTGAATCGAATTTATCTTTTTCTAAAATCCTGGTATTTAAATTATTTTGAAACGACATACACGTATTTTCTTGAGGATTTAATGGCGGGTAATACCAGTCAACCTGTTCTAAATCTCTTGCGGTCCATGCCGGCATAATTGCTCTTGGTTGTTCTGTAAACACATTATTACAATTAGGGTAATTAATCGGTTTTGATGAAACCTTATATTTTTGATAATTGTCTTTAATCAAACAATCTTTACTTAAAGGTTTATTTACTCCTAAAAGTTCACTTTCTAAATTAACACAATTCGTCCAAATGTTTGCTCCCCATTTTTGCATAATAATTTGCGGGTCTTCAATGTAACAAGGAGAGTCTCCATTACCTGGAACATTCAACGCCCATCTTCCAGGACCGGTAGATTGTTGTAATTGTTTTTTTGTTCTACAATCATCATAATAAAATCGGGTAAATGACATATATATAATATATATATTTGTATAATTAAATAGTTTAAAAAAACAAAAGTATAATTTACAAATGGATAAACCAAATACTTTATGTTTGAACATGATAGTAAAAAATGAACGTAAAATTATTACTCGTATGCTTGAATCGGTTTTACCTATTATTGATTATTATTGTATTTGTGATACGGGTTCTACAGATGATACAATTGAATTAATCGAAACATTTTTTAGAAAACATTCAATCCCTGGAAAAATTGTTAAAGAACCATTTAAGAATTTTGAGTATAACCGTAATTATTCATTACAATGTTGTAATAATTTAACAGATTATGTTTTATTAATGGATGCTGACATGGTTCTTAAAGTTGGAACTTTTGATAAAGGTATGTTATCCACAGCTGATTCGTTTCATATTTTACAAGGAACAGACGATTTTTATTATCAAAATACAAGAATTGTTAAAAATAATGGGTTATATAACTACAAGGGCGTAACTCACGAATATATTAATACACCTCCTAATAATATTAATAAAAGTATCTTAAAAAATCAATTATTTATACAAGATTATGGCGATGGAGGTTCTAAATCTGATAAATTTTTAAGAGATATTAAATTACTTACAAACGGAATTATTGATGAACCTAATAATGAAAGATACCATTTTTATTTAGCTAACACGTATCACGATTCAGGTGATTATAAGAATGCTATTGAAATATATAAAAAAAGAATTAAATTTGGAGGATGGAACCAAGAAGTATGGTATAGTTATTATAGAATTGGGTTGTGTTATAAACAAATGCAAAATATACCTGAATATATAAATGCTTTATTAGATGCTTATAATTATTTACCTGATAGGTTAGAAGCATTACACGATTTAATATCTCATTATAGACACTTAGGGCAAAATAAAGTTTCCAAATTATTTTATGATTCTGCAAAACAAATTTTAAATAAAAATAATAATATCGATGATTATTTATTTTTAAGTAATGATGTCTATAAATATAAATTATATTACGAATACACTATTATTGCCGGATACAATAATATAAAAAATATTAATGATGAAGTAATTACGATTTTAAATAATACATCTGATAGTCATATTTATAATAATTTATTCAGCAATATGAAATTTTATAAAGATGTGTTGATACCTTCTAAATTAATTGATTTAAATTTTTCTGTAGGGGTCCACGTATGTGATAAAATAATTAAATTTACGTCTTCTTCTTCTTCAATAATAAAGCATTCGGTGAATGACCAATACTTAATGAATATAAGAGCAGTAAATTATAGAATTGATGACCGAGGATGTTATCACGATTGCGACGTTCATATAATATCTGTAAATAAAATGGTTGTTTTATCAAAAGATTTTGAAATTTTAAACGAAAAGTTATTTTACCTTGATTTCTGTGATAGACGCTATATTGGGGTTGAAGATATGAAAATATTTAATGATGTTACTACGAATGAATTAACATATATTGGAACTGGATATCACGCAAACAACCAGATAGGAATTGTTACTGGAAAATACGATTTACTAAAAGATAACTTATCTCCTGTGGTTGAAATAACCAGTTCATTTAATAATAATAGTTGTGAAAAAAACTGGGTTTTTGTTGATTATTTAAATTCAACCCATATTATTTATAAGTGGTTTCCTTTACAAATATGTAAATTAGATAATGTTACGAATTCTATAAGTGTGGTTGAAACTAAACAAAATATGCCTAGAATATTTTCACACACTCGTGGTTCTACTTGTGGGTTTAAATATAATAACGAATTATGGTTTGTAGTTCATCTGGTATCTTATGAAGAACCACGACATTATTATCACTTATTGGCAGTTTTTAACGAAAATATGGATTTGATGCGATATTCAGCACCATTTAAATTTGAGGGAGAACCAATTGAATACTCTCTTGGATTAGTTGTTGAAGATTCTAGAGTATTAATAACCTATAGTGTTTGGGATAGAACAACAAAGTTGGCAGTTTATGATAAATTATACGTTGACAATTTATTAAAATATACAAATTAAATAATTTAAAAATAATAAAATATTTAAATTATTTAATGACAACAATTGTTTCAGCATTCTTAAAAAATCTTAATAGTTTCAGAAGTATCGATAAATATATAGAATATGGTAAAAAATTGATAAATTCTGAACAAAACAAAATAATTTTTATCGAAGAAGATGTTTATACAAGTTATATAAAAAATGAAATTACGAATAATTCAAATACCGTGTTTATATTTATTAATAGATTAGATTTATATTTTTATGAATATTATCATAAATTAGATAATTTTAAGGTAATAACGGATAATCCAAATAAAGATACACTCGAATATATGTTCGTTCAGTGTAATAAAACCGAATGGATAAAACAGGCAATTCTTAAAAATCCGTTTAATAGTGACCAGTTTATTTGGGTTGATTTTGGTATTTACCACATTGTAAATAATGATGACGAGTTTTATAAAAGTATAAATAATTTAAATACTAAATCGTATGAAAACGTTCGTATAGCAAGAGGACATATTAACCTTACAGATAAAGATATTTTTAAAAATATAATTTGGTTTTTTCTGGGTGGTATTTTTGGTGGTCATAAAGATGCGTTATTACAATTTGCAGATATAATGAAACATAAATGTATTGATATCATGGAAAATAACAAAACTATATTTTGGGAGGTTAATATTTGGTATTTAATTCATAACGAATTTCCTGATTTGTTTTTAGGGTATAACGCAGACCATAATTTAAGTATTTTAACAAATTATTAAATGTGATTTTTACATATAATAGGGTAGAACACCCGCTCAAAATACAACAAGAATCACTTGTTGTATTTAATATCTTATGAAGAACTCCATATATACATAATTATGCGAAAACGCACTTGTTATATAGTTAAAACTGGAACGGTCTCTGGTTTTTTTCAATTACTAAAGGTTCGGGAATAAATACGGGTGATTTTTCATATATATTTTCGGATTTTAAATGTTTTAATTCAGGAGTAAAACAAGGTGCCTTTTTAACTAAATTAGTTGAATTAACCCCAAATAAAAACGACTCAATATCAGGGGCGTTATATGACAATTTATTCCATGGAACTTGACCTGGATTTAACCCATTACCTGCCCATTTGGTATCATATGCCTCTCCATATTGTGAATTTTTATATAATGTGTATACTTCACTTTGTTTATATTCGTTTTGTTCTAAACAGTAATTTCCTGGAGTATTTTTATTACGGGTTGACGCCATTTATAATATATAATAATAAAACAAATAACAAGTATCAACTTAATCAAATGACTTTAATAACAACATTAAATTATAGGGTTGAATTGTTCCGGTTTCTAGAAAGTCGCATATACACGGGTGTGTCAAGTATAATAAATCAAAAGAATATAATAATAATAACCCGATTCCTAAATCTTCGCTTATCATTAAACCAGCCATTTTTTTCATACATGTATTTATTTCGGGGTGATTTTGGACTTTGTTTAATATATGTTGAAGTGAGTTATTTATTTCGGTTTCATTAAATTCATCCATCATAAAAATATTTATAATATCTTTTCTATATAAAGTATCTTGTATATCAAGGTCTGCGTTCCCAATAAACGGATTATAACTACATATATATTTTGTATTATACATTTAGTTATACTTATTTTTAGTTTTTAAATTATATTTATGTAATATTTAATTTACATCTCTTACTAATTCACGAGATGGCACACCGCCACGTATCCATCCATCTGATGCGGCACTTTCAACTGAATATGCTGGATTATTTATTCTATCTTGAATACTTTTTAAAAGTGGGGTAGAATGGTATTTAATATAACTTTTTTCACTTAAATTATTAACACTTCGTTTATTTATCATTAATTCTCCCTGTTGAATTTGAGACTCAATAATAGGATTAACGGACCCTCTTCCTAAATATGGAACGGTAGAAAAAGGTCTATGAAATAAATCGATGCGACATTTTGGGTGTGTTTGAATACTTCCGATTTGTAAATTAGAATTACTATCGATATTACACCCTCCTGCTCCTGAGTTGTGTCCTCCGGTATAATTCACACAAGGTTGGGATGTTGCTAAATCAATCGGTTTTTTCATAGAGCAATCAGAAGCAAAATAATTTTGAAGCATATAAGTGCTATACTCGACATTCTGTAAGTCTGTCTGGGACTGACAACACGGGTCTAAACCTATTCTTGACACATTATCAAATGTATAACTATAATAATCTGACATTTATATATATTATACATTATTTTTTTACTAAACTAATAAAAAAATAACTAATAAAGCGTATATCTGTAACTATCTTTAACTCTTTGTATTGCCCCACCTACATTACTTTCTTTAGAACTTGGCATATTTCCATATAAAAATTCACCAAAAGCACCTTGGTCGTTTGAAACTCGTGTATTTGCCGTGCTATAAAAAGCACGGTTTGATTGGTCTAAATAAAAATTGTCTGTTAAATCACTAAATAGTTGTTTATTTGTATTTTTAATTCCTGGATTCATGTGTTGAACTGATTTCTTTATGTTTTTAGTAATAGTTTCATCAATTTGAGGATTAAATGAGGGTGGTGCGGCGTTTCTATCCGGGTCATCCATAATATCAGTTAGAAGAACATTACTAAATGGATTTTTTTTATTTCCTTCTTTAAATTCGTGTTTTGAAAAGGTTTCTAATGTTTGAGGATTTGTTATATTATCTGAGTTAGAAAGTGAACTATTAACTCTGGGTTGGTCGCTTATATTATTAAATCCTTCATTAATTATCTGGTTTTGGCGAACCTTATACAAAATAATTATAAAAAGTAATATTGCTAAGCAACCAATAATTAATTTTCTGGATGTTGTAAAAATATACACTAAAGATGTAAAATATATAATTAATCTAGTTATGGAGTTCATCTTCCGTTCATAACTCATCCCTTGTTTTGGCATAACTTCAAGTATGTAATCTTTATTTAATAATATTAATGGGTTATTATACCAAAATGAATCTGTCATTATATATAAGATTATTTATTTTTTATTTTATAATACTGTTTATTTTTTATGTTTTCGTTTTGTATTTTCGGGTTTAAAATCATTTTTAAATATTTCATCTAATTGTTCATCTGATAAGATTTGTTCGTAATTCGTTGGTTGTTGTTGGTTA